TATAGTTAGTCCTGATGGCAAAGAAAGTCCAGCACCCGATGGAGAGCACGAATTAGCTCTTAAGGATGCTCAAGGAAATGACGTTGTCTTCAGAGTTGTTGTAAAAGACGGCAAGATTACAGAAAGAGAAAACGTTGAAGAAGCTCAACCAGAAGAACCTGCAGAAACAGGGGAAGATATGGGCATGATTGACGGTATGACTCCAGGTTTATCAAGCGGTAATGATATTACTGACGAAGCTTTTAAAAACGAAATTATGGCGAAGGTTGAAGCTATAATGCAAAAAATGGAAGAGATTGCTAGCAACTATGAGGATATGAAATCAAAAGTTTCAAAGTTCTCAAAGGAACCAGCTGGTGACCCAATCAAACAACCAAATAACTTAATTAGTGAGTTGAAAGAACAAAAAAATGATTACATCTCACAATTAATTAAAATCAGAGCTGTAAGCACTGCAAAAAAATAAATAAACAATTTTTAAATTAAAAAAGGAAAATTATGTCAAACAACAAAAAATATGATTTTAATTTCAACCTTTCTTCTTTAGCGACTTATACCGACCAAGTTGGTGGTGAGTTAATTAGAAAAGCTATATTAGAAGGGGAGACGGCTAAAATTATTAAGGTACAACCAGGGGTTGTTGGGTCGCAAGCAATAAATTTGCTTAACTCAAACCTTTATGTACAAGATGGTACTTGCGGATGGGATGCTTCAGGTACAACTATCTACACTCAAAGAAACATTCAAACTTGTCAATACAAGGTAAACGAATCTTTATGTCCTAGAGATTTAACAGATTATTGGGTTGGTCAATTATTACAACCTGGTGATTATAACGAGACTGTTCCATTCGAGGAGCAAATCTCAATTTTAAAAACCCAGCAAATTTCACAATACTGTGAGAACTTACAATGGCAAGCTTCTTCAGCTTCAACTTGTTTCTCTGGTTTCTTGGAATTAACTGCACAATTAGGAACAGGTCAAACAACTGTAACAGGTGGTATTGTAGTAACTGGTCAAACAGCTATTGCTTCAACAACTGCGTTAAGTCAAGTGGATGCTTTAATTGAAGTAATCCCTGATGACGTTGTAAACAGAACTGACTGGGTTGTGTTTATGTCTCATGCAAACTATAGAAAATATTTGATTAACTATAGAACAGCAAACTACTATCACTATAATCCTGAATCTTCTTACGAAGACTTCAAAACTTTCCATCCAGCTACTAACATTTTAGTACATCCAGTTGGAGGTTTAAGTGGTTCTAATAGATTAGTATTAGCACCCGCGGGCTATATGGTTCTTGGAGTCAATCTTATGAGCGATGCAGAAACATTAAAAATGTTCTATTCTGCTGATTTTGACGAGGTGAGATTGAGAAGTAATTTTTCGTTGGGTGTGCAAATCGCATGGCCTCAATACGTTATTACTAACGGTCTTGCATAATAAACTAAACTAAAAATTAAAACACAAAAATATGAGTTTTTCATCTTGTTACATCACGAATAACGTTTGTAAAGGCTGTCGTGATTCAGTTGGTGGTATTAAACAAGTTTATATCGTGGCAGGTTGCGTTACTGGAACAACAGAAAACGCTGACCAAGAAATCCTAACTGTAGGAGCTACTGGTGGAACTGTTTATACTTTCCAAGTTGAGAAGAATACTTCTAATTTTGTTGAGACAATTCAAGCTAGTTTAGAGAACGGTACTGTTGTATACAATCAATTACTTTCATTAGTATTCTTGAAATTACAACAATCTACTAGAAATCAAATTAAATTACTTGCTCAAAACACTGATATGAAAGTGTTTGTCGAGACAAATGACGGAACAATCTTCTATTTAGGAGAGCAGTTTGGTCTTGCAATCAATGGTGGAACAGCAGAGTCTGGTACAGCATTTGCAGACAGAAACGGATATACAATCACAATGGAAGGATTTGAAAGAGAACCAGCTAAACAATTAGCTAATTCTTTATCATCTACTCTTGTAGGATTATCTTTAACAAGCTGTGCTTGTTAAGAACAATAATATTAAGGGGGGTTAATTCCCCCCTTATTTTAGCCAATTTTATTCAATGAAGAACTTTAGGATACAGAAAGATAAAAAGTTGTGGGGTGTATTAGGTAAACAAAAAGAATACTACCATCCAAATCAATTCGTAGGAGAACGAGTACCATTAAACGCCAATCCTTTGGATGCGTGGGATACAAAGCGTTCAAGATATAGAAGAGTTGATGGTATTTCTAATGATGAGCAACAATCTGGTGTTCCTGAAACTTCATCAGGAAGTGTTCCTTCGCCTACACCGACTATGACTTCTACAAATACGCCAACTCCTACAATAACTTCTACACAGACTCCCACACAAACAAATACAAATACTCCAACTCCAAGTATAACGCCAAGTTCTACTCCTTATCCATTACCATCAACACCTGCATTATGGTATGATTCTTCTAATGTTGCTTCAATAGATTATATTACTTCAGGTGGAACAAATTATGTGGCAGGTTGGAGAAGTATTGGTACATATCAAAAATATCTAACAGGAGCAACAACTAATACGATGCCTATTTGGTCTGGTTCATCTAAATTACCTGGCTCACCAAATGTTGTTAGATTTACAAAAAATAGTACAGCTGGTTTTCAAGATTATTTATCACAAAGATACGATAATACAGTAATTCCTAATTCAGGTTTGACTGTATTTTTTGTTATAACTAATCCAGGTTATTCTTATGCAACAAATATAGTATCAGCTAATGGGTGGGGTTATAGTATGCAATTGTATTCAGGTAATACCACTAATGGTGGTTTTACACCATTACCTAGCATAATAGGTGCTCCAACAATTTATAATAATATTGCAAATAATGCTCTAAATGTTGTTACTGTAAATTACACTATGAGTGGTTTAACATTTAATAATAGTATTCCAAACTTCTCATCAACTAGTATAGCTGATAAATGGATATACACACAAGTTATGCCTTATCCAACTGGAAAACCTTATTATGAAATAAACCAATCAGGAGGCACAAATACTACAACGATTACAGGTGGAAACTCAAGAGGAGTAAATGCATTAAATCTTGGTATGCAAGTTTCAAGTGGAGGAACTATAACTACAGTAAATGCTGGTGTTGAAATTGCGGAGATTATGATATACAATACAGAATTATCAGTATCACAACAAGAAGCAGTACAACTATATTTAAGAGATAAATGGAGATATGATGAGTGGGCTAATCCTGTACCTACACCCACACCCACACCAAGCAGACCATAATGAATATATTATTTCTTTTGATAGACGATAAACTTGACGCACATTATATAATCAGTACGAATGCTAATAATACGAAAGAATCAGGTAAATAATTTAATTGCGACAGTGTCGATGAATAAGACCCTGCCAAATCCTTATTATTTATTCTCATTTCAACATATTGCCTCCAAAGAAAGAGTTTCTTTCATACCTCAAGTTATAACGACAAATACTCGTTATGACAAGTTTAGATTTGTTGAGAGTACTGTTACAAATTTATCTGTTATTCCACCTGTTGCAAACTTTAACTATAATGGGCAGTATTACTATTCTATCTACGAACAAGTAAGTCCTACAAATACAAATATAGATTTAACCTACAACAAACTTGAGTCAGGTAGAGCTATTGTTATTAATGGAAATGACCAAACAGATGAATGTTTCTTTGAACCGTACATCAGTCAAAATGAAGATGATGCAAGTGTTATATTTGTATCAGAGCAAGAAGAATATTGTTCATCAGGTCAAACACTACCTACACCGACTCCCACAGTTACAACAACCGCTACTCCAACAGTCACACCAACTAATACAACTACACCAACTAATACCGCAACTCCAACTACCACACCAACCCCAAGCGCTACAGGTGGATTACCACCAGGTATATTACAATTTTTAGTTTCAAGTGGTGATTCGCAAGGATTAGCTTGTGCTTTAACACCAAGCAGTTATGTATATGCTCAAGATTTAGGAAATTGTGGTGGATGTGCTCCTTTAACTTGTTGGGCTTGTTTAACTACATCACAACAAGTATTCAAAGATGTTTTATTGACCCAACCAGTTGATTTTGGTTGGTATAAAAATGATATGAATGGTATGGGTGCAAACGCAACTTGGTTTATTGTTGGAGGATTTCCACAAAGTGGAGGATTTATGAGTTGTTAGATATGGATAAAATGAAAAAAAGAGATATTTATTAATAATGAGTAAGACAGATATACGAATACAAGAATTTAACGCAGCCTATGTGCCTCAATATCAAGAGGTCATTAAAAACAAGCCGTGGGTATATTATGGTGAAGATAATAGCTTCCCTAATCACCTATTGGCTTTATATCAATATTCAGCAATTCATAGAGCTTGTGCAAATGCTGTAATCTATGGTGTTACAGGTAAGAACTTAAAGGTATTGGAAGGAGACCCTAACGCTATTGGTATGGCTAATAGAAATGATACGGTTTTTGACGTATATCAGAAACTTGTTACTGATAGAGTATTATTCGGAGGATTTGCGATGAACGTTGTAAAATCTAATGATGGTGGGATTGCCGAGTTTTATCATACTGACTTCTCAAGATTAAGAGCAGGTAAAGAAGATGAGTTCAGTAATGTGGGTCATTATTACTATTCAATAGATTGGAGAGGTTCAACTATCAATCCAAATAAATGGAAGCCATTAGAAATTGAAGCGTTTAATATGCTTCCTGATTCAGCCGTAAGCCAGATTATGTATTTCAAAAGATATAGTCCTGGTATGTCTTATTATCCACCTCCTGATTATTTAGGAGCTTTAACAACTATTCAATTAGATGTTGAGGTTAAGAACTTCCACTTGAATAACACACAGAACTCAATGATGCCATCTATGTCTGTATCATTCACTAACGGTGTGCCAAGTGAGGAGGAGAGGGATATTTTGATGAGACAACTTGAAGCAAAGTATTCAAGTACAAATAACGCAGGTCGTATCTTTTTATTCTTTAGTGAAAACCCTGAAACAGCACCAATTATAACTCCAATACCAAATAACGCATCTGATGCATGGTATTCACAAATGGCACCACAGATTGAACAAACAATCTTATCAGGTTGGAGAATCACTTCCCCACAAATACTTGGGGTTAAGAC